ACCTGGGTTAGTCTGGCAAAATTCAATACTCTCAAAAGTATCTACTTGTTGTTCCATATTAACTATGAAACCAAAATTCCGAAACCATGGTGGCAAGTTGGTTGATATAAAATTTGCGCAAGACCGCTCACTTATTATGAAGAAGTCATCTCCATTATCAACTAACTCGATATCTAATCCATAGAAATTGATAAACGAGTATATTATCGCGCATATAACTATAATATTGCCTTGCGATGTGTTCAGGTCGCCCGAGGCACGCTTTGGGTAAAATACGATCTCCGGTTGGCCAACGTAGATAACATCATCATCAAGCAAGTAGGGTTTTGTATCCGTTTCAGGTTTCACGTAATGTGACATTCCTGTAACATATATGATACGAATCATTTTCCTGCCAATGACAATTGAGCCATCCTTGTTGTGTACAGTGCCATGTTCTTCGAGTTGCCAGGAAAGCAACCTCTTTAGAGCTCTTTGCTTGTACGTGTCATTATAGACACGATGTTCAAACTTGAGTGCATCCTCCCTATGATGCATGTCGTATTTAGTGCAGTCCCCTCCCTGACCAACAGGGTCTGCAAAGCGTTCCCATTTCTGTCGGATAACAGTAGCGGACTCAATGACATTGAGCCCTTTTACCACTGTGGCACTTGTATGTGCTCCGAATAACTTGTTTATAACTTCACAATAAATGTGTTCAGATTTTTTCAAGTATCTACCAAGGCAGAGATTGTAGACTGGGTGCCGGGGACAGATTATCCGCGGTGCTTTATCTACATTACACTTCTCAAACTTAATAAACGTACTTTGAAACGAATGTTTCTTGAGGCAGCCACTATGCTGAAATTCCAAGAAAGCCTGCTCATACACTTTGCGCTTCCTGCCATCGTACATCTCAACCACCTCTCGGTGGGAGTAGACGTGGGAGTGTCTACGCGCCATGTAGGCCAACTTCTTAGCGAACTTCACCATTAGTGGGATCTGAAATGCCCCAGAAACTGGTTGAATTGGTGTTGTGAGAATTCCATTAACCTTAAGGTTGAGCTGTCTCTCAGTGATTGCTAATGCAGCCACATCAATGGAATTGTTGAATATCCCAAACGGTGAGTCTGGGACAAGGCAAGGTAATGCGTGATACACGCGGGGTTTGATGATCCCATCACTCCTATTTACGACCAATCTTGAGTCTATGGTGCTCCCCTTCGGAACACCGACTCCATAAAATCGAGTAGGGGACCATCAACTTCTTTTCCATTTCAAACGTTTAGTCGCGTTTGGGACGGAAAAGAAGGTGTCAGTTGCATAGTCACAATGAATAGGGATGTCGCAGTCCCTAAAATTATATTCTTTCATACAACGCCTCAAGTAATGAGCAATAATGGAACGATTGCTTTCACAATCAGTCATATTGGCATACTTGGAGCGGGCTCTATTGACTAGTGCAACGACAAGTTTTGTAGAGACTTGCCTATGTCTCTTTTGACGCCTGTTTTTGAGTTTGTGAATGAGTTTATGCTCATTCCAAACGACCTCATCCCGGCGTGGGTCTGATGAGGCCTGAGTGTTTGATGCACCACCAATAGTTAACAAGGGTTGTCTACAGCTCCTTTGTGCCAACTGAGTTGTCACAACGTCATCGACAATGGCTGAGGCTGTTGATATAGCAGACTCAGCTATCCCCATGTCTGAAACAATATCTCTTAAATCTATATCAAAGTCCATATGCTCTTTGATATTGTTCCTAGTGAGTGTGTCAAACACATAATCATCTGCTGCGCCAAGATCACAGCAGAAAAAGGATTTGAGCGAAATCCAAACGTATTTAATCTCTTGGAGAAAAGTGAGCTCTTTGTGGTCTACAGGTACGTGACAGTGATCAATTGTCCCGTACTTGTTGCCAACGTCGTGTTGTAGCACTTTCCCAAATGGATGAACGTGCAAAGCATGATGTGGGTTACTGGCTAAAAGCTCTCTTGAAGCGTACTGGTTCGCCATTACTCGTGCGCTTAGTGTGTTCCTA